TGCAACAGCTCCACCAGAAGCTAACGCACCACCAATAGTAAGTGCTGCGTTATTTCCAACTGAGGCTGCGACTGATATTCCATCTGCATCTAAAGCTACTGTATCGGCAGTTATAGTAACTGCCTTTACATCTGAATATCCTGCCATAATTTACTCCTTAAATAATACCTGTAAGGTTAATTAATGAGTAATCGGTTGTTACATTAACAATCATAACTGTACCAATTACTTGTATAACATCTCCTGCTGCTGGTCCAACTGCACCGACTGCACCTAAAGGTACTGCGTGATTACCTACAACTAATGTTCCTGAAGTTAATACTGTAGCAGGTCCTGAAACAGCAAACCAACCATAAGCACTAGCAGCCATATCGACAACAGTTACACCTAGTGTAGCACCTGTTGTAGTAGCAGCTTGACCTATTAACCCACTACGAGGGTCAGGTATTAATGTGATTCTTGAACTTGTAGTTATCGCTGTTGCTAAATCATCGTAGCAAGTAATGACGATAGAAGGATCGGCTGAATGATCATGTGCTGGATTAGATTTAATTCTAAGCATTTGACCTTCACCTGCAGCATCATTTACATAAAGATAACCATTTGCATATTGGTTAAGCGTTATGTCTGTACCAGCAGTTTCTACTGATATAGCTGTTTCCCCTGCGGCTACGCCTGCAGTAGGTGTTAAATCAAAGTGATGTGCTATAGAAGCCGCGTGAGTTACACATTTACCTGCTGTAACTGCTACTGCTGCTAATCTACCGTAAGCATAAACAGTATTACCATAAAGCAGTCTACTGCCTAGTGGGAATAACTGAGTAAGCCCAGATGTGAAAGGGTCAACAGTACCGTATTGGCTACCGCCTTTACCAACAATAAAGTCAGCTGGTCCATAACCTGTTGCTGCTACGTATTGAGTATGCCCACCAGCATCAGTAAAGATATTACCGTCTGAGTTGATTACCAACCCGTCGGTTTGTGCCCCTGTTGATGAATTTACGTCAATGGTTTTAAAACCATTTTCAGACCTGACTGGTCCGTTAAATGTCGAATTTGCCATAATTTCCTCCTACGGAAATAAATTCTATCATCTTGGCTTGTCTGCTAGGTCAGTTGATAGAACAATTAATAAACCCTAGTCCTCTGATTGTATATCATTCATCTCCAAAAGAAAAGGGAGCCGAAGCTCCCTTTAATTTATTCAAGTTAATGAATTACGCTCCAGGAGACCCGAAGATACCTCTCCAGTCACTCCAACCAAAGCTGTAACGCTCTCTAGCTTTGTATCTTACATTACCAGTTTCGAAGTCGCCTTCCATACTAGTAGATACAGCTGTTCTAACAAAGTGTTTAAGCCCGTTAGGTACGTCAGTTTTGATAAAGAAAGCATCGGTATCTGTTAGATAATGATTAACAACATAGCCTTCTGAGATCATTCCCATATTTCTAATTGCGTTAATATCATTGTCTGAAGAACCAACTCTTCCAGGAGTTTCCAATAACCTATCTGCTACAAACTGCAAAGACGGTGGAATAATTAATTTCCTTGCCTGTGCATTAACTTTAAGATTTCTTTCATCTTTGAAGTCAGCGATGTCAATCAACGCTTGTTCAAGTGAAGTTTCATTTAAGTCAGCTGATGTAGATAGCTCATTTTTAAGATCCACGTTAGCAACAGTAGGGTGAGCTGTAGAACATAACTCTACTCCATCACCACCAACATATGAAGAACTAAATGCATTGTTTAATACATTTGCTGCTTTCACTTGTTTAGTTTGTTGCATAGACCTAGCTAAAGCTCTTGTGTATCTTGAAGAAAGAGTATCGTAGAGGTTATCCTCGATAGCTTCTTCTGTCAACGCAAATGCTAATGCTACAGTCTCGTGTGTGAAACGTGATGTCCAGGATTCTTGAGCTGTGTCATAAATGACCGCTGCTCCTTCTCCCTTAGTCGGTGCTTCACCAAACCCACTTAACATTACTTCTTCCTCGAACGCTCTTTCAGAACTCTCGGTGTCGAAGATGTCTTCGTGCTCATTATTATATCTCTCATACTCTAATCCAAAGAGAGCATGGAGTCCAGGTACTAGTTCTTTGACTAGCTGTGCTCTGTTAATCGCCATTATTTATCTCCTTAATTAGACAGCAAATGTGTTAGTCGGGAATGTAAAGAGTCCTCTCGCATAAGCACCTATTTCATTGCTTGGTTGCGAGGCGAAGCCTACACATAACGCTACACCACTTCCTGTTGTTGCGGTTGCCCCTTCCTTTGATCTACCATTGACAGTGCTGCCAGCAGTCGTAGAAAGAGTATATTTAGAGCCGATAAAACTTACTGCTGGTGTTCCAGCTGTAAATTGAGCTTCGTAAACGATCGCGGGATCGTTGTAAACGAGAGCTTCTGCGTCGTCTCCGCCAAGGGTAGCTGTGCTGCCAGTCCAAACTTTTGAAAAAGTTGGGGTGCCATCAGTAGCTGTGAAGTATACTCCGTAAAATACGCCTATAGGAGTTGTCGTCGCCGTGCCTTGAATGACATAACCACTAGATAAAGACACAACATCACCTGAAAAGATTGATGCTGATGTTTCACTTGCGATTCTCATTTTAGCAGGACGAATAACACCACCGTACATATGGTATGCGGGAGTAAAACCATCTGGTTTATTTGTATTAGCCATTATTTTCTCCTTTGTCTATATACATGTTATTATTAATTTCCTTTATTGGTAGGTTTACTACCAAAAGCAACTTTAGAAGTCCTTTGGATATCGCTATCTTTTATAGGCATTCTACCGTCGCTTTCTCGCATAAAGTTATGGTCTACACCGTCCATAGCAGATTTTGCTTGGTTTGCGAAGTACGCTGTACGTTCTTCTGCGGTTTCAACTGGGACTTTAGCAAGGATCAATCCTCCAACACCAATGACTCCAGAGTTACTACCACTATCAATAGTCGGGGCTTCGAATTCAGGGAAATCTTCTGCTCTCACAGGTTCATATCCCTCTCTAATACGTTTAGACATATTAGATTTATCATCTTGTCCTCTAGTAGCTTCTCTTATCCACCTGAACTGGTATCCAGGAGGTGGTTCGGGTGCATCCAACATGGATGGTGGTGCCCAAGGCGTTCTGCGAGTTTGAGAGTCTCGTGTCTCGGCAGATCGTGAGTTACGATCAGTTCTGACTTCCGTTTTATTTTCATCTGTCATTTTATACTCCTTCGATATGCTTTGCATATTCTTCTAGCGGCACATTAAGTCTTTTAGCTATTGCTACCTGACTCGGTGATAACCTTATTTTGCGTGATGTTCTTTTACCACTAGCACCTCTGCTAGAGGCAGCAACCTGTTGCACGGGAGCAGACTGCTCTTCTGAAAATTTGTGTGGGAAGTTATCTTGCATTCTTTTGTCTACTTCAGAATAATACTGGTCTGAAGTTGGGTCAATCCCACCTTCAACAAGTTCTTTATGTATTCCAAATGCTGCAAAAGTCATCGCTTGATCATCTCCAAACCACGTGTTCTTTTTAGCCCACTGTTCCGCTTTTGGATCGGGTCCACTTGCCTGCGGTTGCAGTGTAGGCTGATAAGGTTGTACAGGTACTTCTTGAGGTTGGTTTCTTTCTCTGACTTGTTGCTGGGCAGATAACCTTCTTAAGTTTTCTGCTTCGGCACTTACCCTAGAAAGTTTTTCAGTTGCATCCGCAACCGCTCCACCGTCTCCTGAATCCTGAGCTTCCCTTAACATTGTTTTAGCTCGTTCTATTTCTGATTGTACCCTATTGTCATACTCTTTGAAAAGGGATGAGTCAGAGTTCTTTAATTTTTCTTTTAAACTAGTTGCTGTTTGATTAACACTTTGAGCATAATTGACAGCTTCATCTCTCTGTCTTTCTGCTTCTCGCATCTTATAGGTAAGTTTGTCAATACGTTTTTGTACTGAATCACTTATCTCGTCTAACTCGTCTTTTGGTTGAGTTTTTTCTACAACAGCGTCTTCTATGATTATTTCGTCTTTAATCGAAGTGTCAACATCGGCTGCGTGTATATCGACTTCCCCTTCTGGAAGTTCTAGTTCTATTTTTTCTGCTTCATTATTTTGCATGAGTCCTCCTCAAGATTGTTATGATAAAATTGCTTCTGGGTTATCTATACAGGCTAAGATTTCGTCATCATTTAAAAGACGCATATCGCCACCTTCTATTTGAAAACGAGCACCAGCATATCTGCCAAAGATTACCCAATCACCTTCTTTACACCAAGCCCCTTCAGGGAACTTGTGCATGTCACTATACGCATCTGGTCCTAAAGCGACAACATAGCCAACAACAGTTGCAAGTCTTTCCTTGTCAACAGTAGCTTTAGCTAAGTGTATACCGCCTTTAGTCACAGTGGATTGTGTGAAAGGTAATATTAAAATTCGATACCCCGTAGGACGTGGTAACGATTCTGCATGAGAGTCTATGTTTTCAGGAGTAATTGTTGGTTCATCTACTGCTTTAGCAGCAAAACCATTACTTCCGAAATTGTCAACTCTATCTGGAACGTCTTTTGTTTCGACTTTATTAGTCATTTGCATCCTCCATATTAGAATGTAAAGTTTGAATCTCCTGTTCACAGAAACTCAAACCTGCTATTTCGCCAACTATTCTTTGGTATTGTTCAAAATTCTCAATACTTCCAGCAGCTAACGTTTGCGTAAGAGCTTCTTTTCTCTCACGATATTTACGGAGCAAATGCTCCGTAGCCATGATATAGTCCACTTATTTAATTGACCTATACCAAAGAAGTCCTTTAGTTTGCCCGTAAGCCGCTTTGACTTTAGCCTCTTCTGGCTTATCTAAGCATTCACCCGCTTTAACAGATTGAGTTCTAGTGTTATCAACCATTGAAGGCTCACTAGGTTCTGCTCTGTTAGCTTTTTTAGACGGTGATGGGTAACCTTTCATCTTGTCGTAATACTCTCGCATTATTTTTCTCCGTTTTGTTTCCTACTCTCCCGAACTGTTTTTACTAGTTCGGTGTAGTTCTTTTCGGCATCAGCTTTTGCTTTCTGCTCTAACTCTTGTAATTCTATAGCAGCTTTAGTATCTTGTACTCTTAAATCAGCTTCTATTTTCTCACGTTTGATTTGTGCATCCATTTGTGCTTTAGTCATAGAAATTTCTGCGTCACGCATATCGTCTTCAGCTTTTTGTGCTAACTGTTCTTTTTCTAGTTGTAACTGAGCCTCAAACATTTGACGTTGTGGGTCTTGTTGTGCTGCTGCTGCGGCTTGTGCCATAGCTTGTGCTTGTCCTGTAACCTGTTGTGTAGCTTGTGCTGCCATCATAGCTATTTGGTTCATTACCTCTGGAGGCATTTGTCCATCTTCTAATTGTGGAAGCGGCTGACCCATTGCTTGTTCTATTTGTTGTCTATATAACATAGCTTGGTGTTCTTGTATGTTTGCGCCTATTGTTTGGGTAGCTATTGGGTTTTGTTGAACCATCGGGTTTTGCATAAACGCTGTGTGAGAACCAATATAAGCTTCATGGTTTTGAAACGGATAAGCTTTTATAGGTTTTCCTGTTAAAGCTGATTGTTGGTCACTTATTGGATCACGTGCAGGTACTTCTTCTTCAGGAGGTAGTAATGCATCAATATCTTTAATATTTAACGCTATATACATTTTTCTGTAAGATTCTCTTAAATCATGTAATTCAGGAGCTGCTTGTGCCATTTGTAGCTGTGTTTGAGCTAATGTAATTCTTTGTGTCATACTGAAGATATTTGGGTCACTTACAGGTATAACATCTACGGAGTTATCGAAATCTGCTTTAAATACATTTTCTGAAGCACCTTGAACTTGGTAAGGGTATTCAGAAGGTAAAAACTCACCGAACACTCTTTTTAATATTTTAAACTCAGTTCTTTGTGCGTAATGTAATCTTTTATGGATTGCGGACATAACTCTTTGTCCTTTTTCCATAAGTGCTACTGTTGTACCAACGGGAGCTTCAGAGTTACCATCTCCTGTAGGACTTTCTACTGTAGCTGCAAAACGTTTACCAGAATCAACTAAAGCACCTAATAAAGTGGTTAAAGTACCGCTTGGCTCTTTATAAGGTAAAGGAAGGAAAGCATCTTGTAATCTTCCTCCTGGAGCGTCAACATCTCTCCATTCTCCTGGTTGTAACGGGTCATCGTGGCGTTGAATATTCAATCCACGTGCTTTAAACCCTGCTGGAAGGTTAGAAAGTGTTCCTGCGTCTATTAATTGACGTAAAATCGCTGTAACCGACTTAGTTAAGCCGCCCATCATGTGAATTAAGCCAAAACCGTAAAAACCTAATCCTGGAAGGAACTTATAATGCGTAAAATGCTCGATTTT